GCTCTTCTCGACGAGCTGGTTGGCGAAGATGGAGAACATCTTGATGTCCCCATGCTTGACCAGCTTCCGAACGTGGTTGGCTCGCTCGGAGTCGTTGAGGTAGACGTCCGACCAAACGCCGAGCGGCTTAGCCGTGAGAACGGCATGGCCGAGAACGTTCATCGGGTCGTCGTGGCCGTGCTGCCACAGCAACGGAACCGTCATCTTGTCCTGATGCTGGAAAGCATTGGGAGCGATGGTACGGCCGTCGGTGCACTTGATGTCTGCCTTGGTGGCCCATCCGCTGAAATCGGGTGCCATTTTGACAAACTCCTTTCTAAAAAGTGTCAACGGCCTTTCGGTGCCGTCGTCGACTGAAGTCTGGATCGATTCTGTGCTACAATGTCTCGAGCTGACCTTTGGTATTCACCTCTAGCCTTCTCGATAGCAGCCCTAAGATCTTGGACGACTCTCTTCCGAGCAGCGTCGAGTCGTTCTGTGGCGTTCTGTGACGTCGTCGCCTTCTCTTGGGCTCCCGTTGCTCGAATCTGCGCGATCTCTTGGCGACGGAACTCGGCTAAGCGAGCTTTCGTCTCTGCTGATGCGTTCTTCGGGATCTTCGGGAGGGCGTCGATCTTCGCCTGTGTCTTATCGTCGATTCGAATCTGCTTCTGTTCGACGAACTTACGAATCTTGTTCGAGATCTCCCTCATCCTCTCCTGGGCATGAGCCTGAAGAGCTTGAATTCGATTCTCGAAGTCATTTTTGTCGGACTCGAGGTTCTTTACTGGTCGACGAGGGCTAGATCGCAAGCGACTGCCCCGGCTGGAGTCGACTTCTACGTTTCTCCCTCCGTCACGACCCTTTAACTTTCTAGTGCGCAGGTAGTATTCGCGGCGCTTGGCTGGGTCGTAGTTGGGGTTAGCGTAGTGAATCAAGTAATCCTGGATGAATTCATCGACTTCCATCATCCACCGCCGATCAGCTGGTCGACCTCCGCTTCGAGATCATCCAGAACCGAGTTCATCAGATCCTCAACTTGTGTGAGATCTCCTCCGGAGTCCGGAGCAACCATCTCGTCGGGGTGAGGCATGTTGCTGTTACGCAACTCATCCGCCTTCGGATCCTTGGATGGCTTGATCCCGATGAACTGGCGGAGCTCGTTGCTCGACACAACCTCATTCCCAGCGAGCTTGTCCGAAACCTCCGCGAAGTCCTTCATCGTGACGAGCTCGAACGGGTTCCGGAAGAACTCGATCGACTGCTTCTGAGAGCGGGCCGTCTTGGTTAGGAACTTTCGCTTCAACTCCTGGGTGATTGCCGTCAGAATCGGAGCGATGGTTCGAGCGTAGTAGTTCAACATCGTGTTCTCGTCGGCTGTGCCATTCATAACCTCCGGCGTTAGACCAAGCTGCCCGTAGAGCATCTCCACAAGGTAGGTGATCTGCGCCATGAGGTTGTTTTCGGCGGGCCTGTTGAGCTGAGTGATCTTCTCGGTACCATCTGTATAGGCGATTCCGTACTTGCTACCCTTCAGCTGGAATTCGATGTCTCGAGCGCGCTGTTCAGCCTGCTTTCGCTTGCCTTCAGACCGAATAACGTAAGGAAGTTGGATGATGAGATCGAGCTTACCGGATGCGGAAGCCTCATCCACCGCGTCGAGCATGTTGAGCTTTCGAATCAACCGCTGAAGAGTTGAATTCGGCTCATTCATCACCGTGTAGAGCGGGTTGTAGATCAGCGCAATGATCTCTTTGCGCACAGTGATTTGTCGATGGATGCCCTCGATGTCATCGTAGAGCTCCACCGTGACGTGACGAGGGAACCAACCGACAACATGTCCGACTCGCATCGTCTTGATATCGAAACCGCCACTAACCTGAGGGTTGATGGTTGTGTCGACCGGAACGACCGCAGCGTGGCCTCGATCGAAGAGGGTGAGAACGATGTCCAGAAGGAATGCCTGTGCGGACTGATCGATGTTTGCCTCTACCGTGAGACAATCGTTGAGTCCACTCTCGATGTCTTCCAAATATCGCTTCTCATCGTCCAACCGAACATGACGAATGTCGGTGGACGCCACATCGATTCCGAGACGAGTGTAGATCGAGGAGACGATCGACCTCTCGTTTGTGATGTTGATCCTCGGCCGATCGGGACGAAGGAATGATCCCACTCCACCCACATCGTGGGAATATATTCTCTTGTCCGAGTCCTGACTTCGGAACGCGTTCCATGCGTGCATCAGGCGAGTGCTAGGTCTTGTCACGGGTCACCTCCTTTCCTGACGTCATTCGAACGCCTCCTTGTTAAGATTGTGCGCAATGTACGCATCCATCAGAGCCGAAACGTTGTCAATCTTCTCCTCGTAGCGACGTTTGTGGAGCTTACGGTTACCATTCGTGTCCTCAATAACCGTGGCGTTACCCATCGCGAAGGACATCAGGAGTTGATCGAAGATGAAGAGTCTCTCTGAAGCGAGCTTCTTGATCTCGCCGAGCGGAACAGATTCCGTGCGAGCTCCTTGGATGACTTTCTCGATAGCGTACGAGCCGTTCTCCGAAGACCATCGCTCAATGAACTCCTTCGCGTTGTAGGGGTCATACCCGACAGCGCAAACGTCGTAGCCCATGGCGTCGATGAATCGCTCAAGGTCGTCGTAGACGGCCATGAGGTCGAGAACCGTTCCCTCGAAAACATGAAGACTTCCCTCTCGGATGAACTCCTCATACTTCTCTCGCATCGCCCTTGGTAGCTTCATCAAAGTCTTAGATGTGATGTAGCTACGCGTCTTAACGCCGTATCTTTCGCGAGGAAGGGGGAACAAGAAAGTGAATGCGCAGAAGTCGTCTCCCTGAGAGAGGTCCACACCCATGGCGCAACGCATGTCCATGAATGCTTTCGCTCTCCGAGGGAAGGGCAGGGTCTCTTCGTACGTGAAGAAGTAAGCCAGACCCTCCATCGGGATTCCGAAGCGCTTCGCGAGAATGTCATTCCTAGCTGCCGGGTTCTTCTCAGCTCTTTCGACGTCACGATGATACGTCTGATAGGAAATTGTGATTCCGATGTTCGGCTGAGCCTTCGGCCACTTGCTGGGATCCCCTACTTCAGAGATGTCATCCAACTTATAGTGGAAGATCGAGATGTGGGGAGCAGTCTGCTCGCCCTTGAGGATCTCTTGTAGTTCCATTTTGATCGTATCGCCAGGACCGTTACGAACGGTTCCCTCGGAGCTGATGGCGACGATGACGTAATCGTCCACCTTCGAGGCGCCTTGCTCGATCGCACCAACGACATCCTCTCGGATGTCACCCGACAACCATTCGTCGATCGTGTTGTACTTCGAACGAAGGCCCTGGAGCTTGTTGATGGACATTGGGCGAATCTCAAGGATGGAACCCGTTAAGAAGTTCTCAATCCCCTTCTTGGTAGAGACCAGTTTCTGCCGATTGGCTCTAGAACCGGTCGTGTTCTGAAGCGACCCGGCCGTCAAGAACTTGAAGAGAGGTCCTCTAGCTCTCGTGATCGAGGTTCTGATCGGAGACATCACCTCTTCAGCCTGCTTCATGGTAGGCGCAGTGGTGATTTGAACCGTCGTCGACGTGTCGATGTTGAGGAAGTAGCTTTGAAGGAACGATGCATACATCGACTTCGCTCCACCTCGAGCGACAATCAAGTACTGCTTGTTTGTAAGCCGTCTTTTGATTCTCATAGTCTCATGGCGTCCACCTCTATTGTTCTTTGAGGGGACGTAGACGCTGAGCTCCTCAAACCAGAACCAACTCAGCAGTTGCTCAGCCCACAGCTTGAATGTGTCGAGCAGTTTGACATCCGTACCATCGGTTAGAGTCAGCTCTTTCTCGCAATAGAGAACGAACCCCTCGATGGCTTGATCGTCGTAGTAGAAGTTCGGGTTGGCGATGAGGGCATCAATCCGGTTCATCTCCATCTCGATCTCCCGACAGACGGGAATCTCTCCGCGCAATACCCTCTCGCGGAATTGACCGTAATAGATGGGTGTAGCCGTGTTTGATAGGGTCATCGTCAACCCTCCTTTCTACTTCTTACCCTTCTTGCCGGGAGCCAAACGAGTAGCGAGCTCTTTTCGAGTCACTGCTCCGGTTCCAGCAAGACTCTTCTCAACTTGAATGGCTGCGGCTGTCGTGGCGAGACGAGTGATCTGCGTCTTGGCTACATCAGCAACCAACCCCTTGATGAAGGATTCCACCGGGCCTTGCTTCTTTGGAGCTGAGGCAGAGAGACGAGCGAATTCTTGCTCAAGGCGCATCCGATTGACCAGTTCCTGGAGATCCTTTGTCGAGATCTCAGCTTTCTGAGTCGAAGATGAAGAAGAACTGCCGCCGGATCGATCCCGTCGAACACCCCACTTCATTCCCTTCACGCCATAGTGCTTGAGGGATTCTGTTACGATGTCACTGACTCCGGGTCCACCCATGATTCCTCCTCTCTGCGGACATTGAGACGCCATTCGATCTCTCGAACGAGCTCCTTGACTGCCTCGATTTCGAATGATGTTGGCGGCGGGTCGAAGATCTGTCTAACCTTTAAGTAAATGTAGGTCTTGACGTCGTTTAGACTGACGTCAGTACCGATCAAATCTTCCCACGTCTCCGAGGAGTCTGCGATCGAGAATCCTGTGCTCGGTCCAATACCTAGATCGCGTACGGTCGCCAGTACCGAGTTGATGTGCATGACCAAATCGACGTCGAATGCTGTGTAGGCGGGGTCTAGGCCTAGAGCCTTCTTGGTGTCGTTCAGGATGCTGCTCATGGCGTCACCTCCTTTCTGAAAAGTAGTTCCATTTTGACGGAATCACTTCTTGCGCTTCTTCAGCTTCATCTTGACCCAGTCGAGAACATACTCGATCTTGATGTTCCCCGGATCGCCGTGAGAGTTCTCCGGAACGT